CTCACATATGTATTTTCATGTTGTTTGAAATAATAATCAATTATTTCAGATGATCCTCCCAAAACGTTGATGTAAACATTTTTTTCAAAATCTAAAGAATGTGAATCTGTTTGTCTGTCTTGTTTGCTTAAATCACTTTCAAAATATACATCATTTTTATTATGTTTATAAGTATTTATTTTTTTGTTCAATTCATTTAAATCATAACCTTCCGCATAAATAACGTTTGATTTAAGTAAATGTTTAAAACGGTTTTTAAGCATACTAAAAAAAGGTGCAAACAAAGCAGTCATACTGTATGGATTCCATAAAACTAATCGGTTTAAAATGTCATTATAATTGTGAAATAAATCACCTTTGGTAATGTTTTCTTGTTTTTCATAGATGTTTATCCTATTAATAATAAAATCTCTGTCCTGATTTAAAAGCTTGTCTATGCTGTTGTTGATTCTTTTTGTTTTTCTACCAATCAACCACTGTTCTATTAATCTAGTGTTTATACACATTTTTCTTTCGTTAAATAATTTGATTAAACTTTCACTCTCATTGTTGAAGTAACTATTTTTGAAATATTTCAGTTGAACATCATGAGTCATTTTATATTTTCTTAAATTTTCCCTCAATAATAACTTTTGTGTGAATGCCCTGCTAGTGCTAGTATATTGGGAAAAATTGCCTGGTCTTGACAATGATGGTTCATAGTTTAAATAACCAACTTGTATTTTATTATCATGATAATCTCCTTCATTGATTCTATATAAGTTTTTCATCATTTTGCTATAGATAATTTCTTCACAAGCCTGTGTATTTTCATAAAATAAAATGTCTAAAATTGATTGTTCAGCATTTAGACTGTTTACAATTTTTTTATCAAACAATAAGCTATGTGTGTATTTTAAAAAATAATTAACCGCAACTCTTAACAAAATTGTTTTAACATCGTAGTGTTTTTTAATCAACTTGTCAAAATTTGCATTCCCATTGTATTTTTTTTTTTTTTCATAATGATTAAAATTTTTGTCCAATTTGAATATTTTAAATCTTTTTTTAATATTTTTGATTTTATTGCATTTTAAAATTTCAACTTTTGTCTTAAAACTTTTAATTATATTTTCATTTCTCATACATTGATAACCTCTTTCAAAATAAGGTTTAGGATCATTCATACAATATATTATGACATTATCATCTTTCAAAATCTTATCACTAACAATGTCGAAAGCTGGAATAAAAATTATCTTAAATTTGCTAAAATAAATCAAATTGTCCAATATTTTCTTATATTCTTCAACTGTGTATGACTCAAAGATGCTAGGTGGGTTTATTGCATGACTCAGTTTTAACCACTGTAAAGGGTTATTGTAATCATCTATATCCGCAATTAACAAATCAGTATTTTCTTTTATAAAGGTAGATTTGCCAAATCCTGCATGAGCCACTAAAATCAATTTCTTTGATTTATTTGAGCTAAGGTTTGAATCAATTTCAAAATTATTAATATTCAAACCTGACACATCATTCATTTTGCCAAATTGTTTATTTTCAGATACTTTAATCAAATCCTCTTCATTATGTATTGAGCTGCAATCTTTTGGAAACAACAGTTCTTCTATTACTGTTAATTTAATTCTCATGTCAGGTGGAATATTCTCAATCACGTCGTTATCGTCATAGTTGATAAATCTGTTTAACATGTTGGTGAATTTGGCACCAGCTGCTTCATCTAAGTCTTCATTGTTGAAATTCCACATTTTTTTGTTCTCATAATTTCCAGAACAATATTTATTCATTCTGTTATGTAATTTTGTTTTGAACTCTTTCAAAAAAACTTTGAGTCGTTCAGGTATAGTATCAGTGTAACCAATTCTCAAAATGTAAGTCAACTTCTGCACATCCCAATAAAAGATAAATTTGTAATCTACACCTGATTCATAAAACCAATTATTTATTTTCATTAAGTTTAATGATATAATACAATCTTGAAATAATTCTTTTGTTTCTTTTAAAGGAAAAAAAGAATTTGAAAAATCAGCACAGAAACATTGACTTTTTTTGCATATCATAACTTGAGCTATATTTTTGATTTTGACTAATTCAGATGAAATGGTAAAAGTTAATGTTTTAATTAATGTTAAAATTTCTACTAAAATGGATATGAAACTAAATTTTCCCCCATTTTCTGTAAATCCTTCATAAGCTGTGTCATACATATTGCTTGTGCCATATTTTCTTGCTGAAGGATAATATTTTTGAAAATCTCCCAAAATTGTTGTAATTTTAAACATGTTTACATTAAATAATTCTAATGAATAAGGATAATAAAAATAAATTGTATTATTTTCATATATGAAAAACATTCTTATACTATCATCTTTGTCCATGAACAATGAAAAATTTTTTCCAGTGACAATAAAGTAATTTGATCTACTTTTAGTTCTTTTTAACATTAATTTCATTTTTTTAACAAACAAACTGACAGTTTTTTCTGGGTCATTTAAATGAACTGGATCCATTCTATATGACATGAATGTATTTATTTGTTCTTGATCATAATAAACTGACATTTCATTGTCTGCCCCATGAGTTAAATTCAAAAAACTGTTGATAAATTCATTTTGGATTTTTTTAAAATCTTCTTCTCTTATAATAAAAGATGATTTTTCTCTTCTATAAGTTTCCATGAAAGATTTATAATCAAATAAATTTCTTCTTTTCAATTTTTTTCCATTTGAAAATAATTT